TTTAAGTGGATAGATGAACTATTCGTTAAGAAAAGACCTTGGGATAGTTTTTCGGAAGAGGAACAAAAAAAGTTTAGTCCGTTTATGGTAAATCGTTATTTAAGTATGAATAATGATTTTCTACCTATTGTAAATCATTTTCAAAGATTAACAATTGAGGTAATGCCATTATCTGCTGTTTATAAGTTCTATTGTTCCCTACTTCCAAATAAGAAAACTTATCTAAGATATCTTAGTGGTAAAAAAACAAAGGTCAACGAAAAGGTTGTTCCTTTTATTCAAGAATATTTTGAGGTTAGCAAGATACAAGCTGGTGAATACTACAACTTAATGACTACTGATGAGTTAAAATCTTTACTTACAAAGTATGGTAAGACAGAAAAAGAAATAAAGAAAATGGGTGTAAAATGAGTAAGTTATTGATGGCTTGTTTAGCCAATTTTATAGCAAGTATACTTGCATTTTTTCAATTACAAGCACATTATGTATGGCCGGATGTAAAAATATTAAAATCAATGTGGTGGGTTTATGCTACAAGTTTAATTATCGCACCATTGTTCTTTTATAGTACAAAATGGTCTTATGAACACTTTGGTGCTTTTTGGAATATGAGATTAGCTGGATTTGGTATAAGTACATTTATCTTTGGTTTATTAACTTGGTCTTTGATAGGGGAAATACCAACTTTGAAAACAATAATTAGTTTATTGTTGGCAATATCAATTATTTTAATACAATTAACAAATGTAATAAAGGTGTAATATGAAAATAAAAGAAACAGAACTTGAAGTTGATGTGGACATCCATCCAGTTGTAGAACAAATGGAAAAGGAATGGCCTGTTATGACCAAAGAGTTTAAAAGATTACAAAGAGAACAATATGAATTATTTTGTAGGAAACAACATGATTATGGTCCTGGTAATATTTCAGTTGGTACTCAACTGATAACACCAGAAGAGGTACATTTATCATTAACTGGTTTATGGTTTAGGATGAATGATAAGATACAAAGACTTAAAACTTTGTTAATGAGTGGTAGAGATAATGCAGTTCAAGGTGAGCCTTTAGAGGATGCCTATTTGGATGTTAGTAATTATGGAATCATGGCTACTATAGTCAAAAACGGAAAGTGGGGTGAATAGTGGAAAGACATTGGGGTGAGAAACAAAAACAAAGACCAAGAAAAGCTGGTAGTGAAGTTGCAGAAAAACACATATCTGTTCAAGATAATAAAATATACTTTTACTCTGGTGTAAATCGAAATGCTTGTAGTGAATTAAATAAGAAGATAAGTGAGTTAGAAGCTAAAGCTATAACTTTATCTAATAGTCTTACTATAGAACCACCACCAATTAAACTTTTTATTAATTCTGGCGGTGGGACTATCGTAAGTGGTATTTCTTCTATGGATACGATTATTCGTAGTCAAGTTCCTGTGTGGACTTATGTGGACGGTTTTTCAGCTAGTGCCGCTACATTTATGACAGTTGTGGGTAATCATAGATTTATGAGTAGAAACTCTTATATGTTGGTTCATCAGTTATCTACAACATTTTGGGGAACATATTCAAACTTTGAAGATGAAAAACAAAACTTAGATTTAATGATGAAGAACATCAAAAATGTTTATAAGGAATACACAAAGATACCGATGAAAAAACTTAATGAGATTCTAAAACACGATTTAATGTGGGATGCTAAAACTTGTTTAGAATATGGAATGATTGACGAGATAATATAATGGCACATGTTTCACATAGTCAGTTTACTACTTATAGTGATTGTAACCTTAAATGGAAACTTCGTTATATAGATAAGTTAGGAACTTTTGTAGGTAACATACACACTCTTTTTGGAACTGCTATGCATACCGTAATACAAGAATATCTATCGGTAATGTATAATAAATCTATTGTTGCTGCTGATAAACTTAATATGGAGTCTCGATTAAAAGAAGAGATGGTTACAGAGTTTACAAAGATAAAAGAAGGTAAAGGTGTTTTACCTTGTACACAAGAAGAGATGATGGAGTTTTATCAAGATGGTATCGCTATATTAGAACACTTCAGAAAGTATCGTAACAAATACTTTATGAAACAGAATTGGGAGTTAGTTGGGGTAGAAGTTCCAATCGTCAAGGGTGTTCAAGAAGGTGTTGATGTGATGGGATATTTAGATGTTGTACTAAGAAATAAAATATCTGGCAGAGTAGTTATCATAGACCTTAAAACTGCTACTCGTGGTTGGACAGATTTTCAAAAAAAAGATTTCAACAAGAAGTCTCAGTTGTTAATTTACAAAAAGTTTTATTCTGAATTGTTTGATGTCCCATTGGATAAGATTGATGTCTACTTTTTAATACTGAAAAGAAAAATAGCAAAGAATCCTGACTTTCCTATTACACGATTACAAAAGTTTGAACCAGCAAATGGAGTTCCAAGTATCAACAAGACAATGAAGAAGTTTGAAGAATTTAGAACTGAAGTTTTTGATGATAGTGGAAATTATTTATTAGAAAGAAATTATTCGGCAAAACCAGGTAAAGCCTGTAAATTTTGTGAATTTTATGATACGGAGAATTGTAAATGGGGGAAAATCCTTTAAAGGTAGGAATAGTAGGTAGTCGTAAATACGAGAACCGAAATAAAATAAA